TTTTGGGGCGACCCGAAAGGTCTGAGAGGTGCGATTCGGCTCGTGGACTTCACTCCCGTTTGGAAGTGGATGTTCACGTCCGGTCCTAATTCCTACTACTCAAAGGTACTCGCGGTGGGTAATGCCTGGATAGACATGATAGCGATTCATTCGCGACCCGGTCTGTTTGGGCTTATTGCCCACATGCGAGCCTTCATCGGTGCTTCGGATCTGACATGGCTCCCCTGGTTCGAGGATGTCGTTAAGACGTCCAAGGACTGGTCGAAGCGGTGTCACTCCGCTCAGACTTTAGCGGGCCTGAACCCCCAGTTCAGTCCTGATTCAGAATGGGCAGGAGGCGAAGAGCAGTTCGATGTTGGTAAGCTTTCAGTAGTGGAAGAACCCGGCAAGAAACGAATTGTCGCAATGGTGGACATCTGGACACAATGGTTACTCTATCCTTTGCACCGCTTTATCTTTGATAAAGTCTTGAGGTTAATCCCTCAGGATGGTACGTTCGATCAAGCTAAGCCCGTGAGGGCGTTACTTGAGCGTGCCTCAAAGGCAGGGCGGACGCACTTCTGGTCTTACGACCTTAGTGCTGCAACCGATAGATTACCCATTACGTTACAGGTGCTTGTCCTTGGAGCATTCACCCTTTCGGCGTTTGCTAACACTTGGGCGCTTCTACTAACTGACCGTGATTACCGAACTCCAAAAGAGTTTGGTACCACGTTTGGCAAAGGTTCTACCTTTGTCAGATACAGCGTAGGGCAACCAATGGGAGCTTACTCCTCTTGGGGAATGCTGGCATGGACCCATCATGCTATAGTCCAATTCGCCGCCTGGCGAGTGGGACATAGATCTTGGTTCACGTGGTATGCAGTGTTGGGTGACGATATCGTGATCTGTGATCATGATGTCGCAGCCCAATACGTACATCTAATGGACGAGTTTGGGGTTAAGATCGGCTTTCACAAGTCGATCATCTCCTCGAACTCCTCATTGGAGTTCGCTAAACGGTTTTACCACCGAGGGAAGGAGGTATCTCCTCTCTCTCTTGCTGGTATCTCCGTTGGGTGGCTTGGACCAGGGTTTGTACCCGAAGTCCTCGCTGCTTGCGAAGCAAAGCTTGGTATAGAGATTTCTCTGTATCAGGGGGCGCGGTACGTAGGTGTCGGTTTCAAGGCTGCATCCGCAGCACCCGCACGGGTGCTGACGGCTCTTCCTCGGATCCTTTCATCCACTCTTCTCCTTCTTCTTAGACCAGGGGCACCGAGAGGTGCTGCCTCACTCCTGGACTGGTACCTAGCCGTCACCATGACGGGTAAGACCAGAGCCAAGGTGCGGGTAAGTGATGAAGAGAAAATCTTTACACTTATTTGGTCGGAAGTGGTTGACTCAGTTTTGGGCCCTGCCCTCAAAAGGGTTCGACGCGTTGTAGATAATCTCTTCATTCCCAATAATGGAAAGAAAAGTTTACCTCGCCAAGAACACCCTATGGGGGACGGGTTCACGAAGGAGTACACCGCTTGGTTTAGGAATGTCGTTAGACCTAGATTTATTTCTAAGTTTACTTCAGCCATAAATCAAGCAGGAGAGATTCTGCGTGAAGCCCGGAAAGTTTGGGATAGAGAGCGAGATCTTGCGAAATCGCTTCGTCTCATCGAATCTTGTTTATCGATCTTAGCGCTTGTGCCGACACGGATCAACGTTGTTCGACGTGAAATAGAAGAGACTGAAATCTCTAATACTAATGTCTTGCAAGTGTTGGTACCGCGATCGGTAAAACGCTGGAGAAAGGTTGCAAAGTTCGTGGAGCGTAAAGCTCCGTCTAGTATCGTTCGACGGAAACGTTCATCTAAGGAGTCTTTCGAGACTCACTCGGTGAAACGCCTGTCTAGATTTTAGACGAGATTCTATCTTGACTTATAAGTCCAACCACACTCCATCCCTGGAAAAGATGGTTTTAGGGATGTCTACCGTAACCTCACGGGTCGAGAGTTTAACTCTCGAGGTCGTGAGAACAAATAGATAACGCGTCTTAAGC